CATCTACCATCTAAGAATGAAGCCATAAGATATAATGTATATTCACGTAATTCTTTATTAACATGAATTTTGTTTAAAAACTCGTAAATTTCTTTGATTTTAGTGTCATTAGGATTATATTCTTTATAATCACATTTAGTACTAAAAGATATATAATCTTCAGGTCTTCCGTCTCTAAATTCGTAATTATCAAGGTCAAAAACACCATTTTCAAAACCGATAAGTTGAGGTTGAGAATCTAATTTAGAAAGAAAGTTAGGGTCGTAAAAAAGTTCAACACATTCTGACATAACTTTATTTTTAAAAGTTGTATCTTTAACATATTTAATTAACTTTTTAGATTGTTCCATTTTTTCTTCTATTTGTTTTTTTGTTACTTCGTCTTCATTATCTAACATTTTATTAGTATAATAAATTTGTAATAATCTATATTTTTTTGCTAAAATAGTAGATAACTTCTGTTTTAAACTCATACCATTTTCTATTTCTACCCAACGATGACCTTTAAACTCGTACCAAATACTATATTTAATACCTGCACAAACGTAATGATAACGATACATTTTATATAAAACTTTAGCAACATCAAAATTAGTACCGCTTAAAGAATCAATCAAAGCATCTCTTGAACCGATATCAATAATTTTTTCATATTCATCTTTATTATCAATTTTAGCCCATCTATGTAAACTAGCAATAGAAAGACCTTTATGTTTAAAAGATTTCCATAATTTTTCACATTCACCATTTTTATATTTAGAAGATTTAGAACTAAAGTCAACCCAAGAATCTAATAAATTAACATCTATATTAAATAAACAAAATCCTAATTCCAACCAAGATTTATAATCATCAGAACGTTCTTTGCTAAGAATAGAAACAAGTTTTTTAGCTAAGAGTATATCATCAATTTCAACAGGTTGTTTAAAAATAAGATTTTGCTTAATTTCAGTTTTAGCATTTTTTCTATCATTGAATTTACTAGTATTTCTACATTGAATACCCTTATTAGTTAATGGAGTTGCTGATTTTTTATTACGTATGCTAAATAATCTTGGTCTTAATTGTTTTTGTGGTAAATCTAAAACAAGACATAATTTAGAATCTAAAATATATGTTAATTCATATGGAGGTTGATTAATTTTTGATCCACCGTATAAAATCCAACCAGAAGATTCTATGACATTTTTATCAAAAATATCATCTGTTTTATTTTTTGCATTCCAATGTGTAAAGAGATTATGTTCATCTATATATTCTACTATATTTTCTCTTATTATATATTGTATATCACTTTCGCTAACTATATGAGGATACATAATATGAATACCATCTTTCATATTACCATTAATTTTTGTTGGTTTTGGTTTTTCAAAAATATAAGATGTTAAGCATTTTTCATCACAATCAAAAAATGTTCTTAATTGTTCGTTATATAACTTTACAATTTGTTTTATATCATCAATTGTATATAATCTATTATAACCTTCATCTAAATCATGTTTTATATCGATATCAATAATTATAGGACAAAGTTTTTCATGCAATTCTGTTAAGCCTAAAGTTTCTTCATTCATATATGCTTCTGTATATTCTTCCATGAATGTTTCATATTTATTTTCAGAAATATTGAAACTACCTAATGTAGGATGCCAACCACTATGTGTTCCAGAACCTTTACATCTATAATCTTCCAAAAATGAATAACTACGACTTAAAGACATAGTTTAATTTAGAAAAGAAAATTTTAAGTTGTTTAATAAAGTTTTATCAGATTTATAAAATTTAACGAATTATGAAAATAAATTGAATGTAAATTATGTAAATAAAATATTTAAAATGATTTTCTTATATTATTTTAATGTTGAAGAAGTTTTACATTATAGTAATAATATCAATATTTTCTTTTTATATGTATGTAAAACCGAAAGTAAATGTTTTAAATACTATAAAATCTAACAATGATTTGTTTAAATATTTAAGAGAATTACAAGATTTCAAAAAATATGATGAATATAATTATAATAAGTTTAATATAAATATACAAATATTCTTTTCTATATATTTAAAAATACATGATATTAACGTTAATAAAAAAACATTTATAAAATTAAAGAAATATAAATCAAAATGCATGAAATATTTAAATAGAATACCATTTAGAATAGAAAATGATTTAATATTATCACAGAAGTTATATAATATTATATATAATATCAATAGAATATTAGAGTCATTTTTATTTAATTCTTCTGTAAAATTAAATGTGTTTTATAACAGCGCATATAATTTATAAAACGATATAAAGGAAAGAATATTATAATATATAATAATGAATCTCAAATCAAATTATTATAGATTATATTTATGTGAAAATGGTACTATGAATGAAGATGATTATAATAATAATGACTATGAACAAATAAATTTCAAGAATGTAAAAGAAAACTTGAAACTAACATTAAAAGAACATCAAAAAAAATCTTTAAATTCAATGATAACATTAGAAAAGGGAGATATAAAAATTAAAGATAACATTTTGTTAAATTCTAAAATAGGAATTTTAGGAGATTGTGTAGGAAGTGGAAAAAGTTTAACAATATTAGCATTGATAAGTTCAAATAAAAACACATATATAAGTAAAAATATAAGTAGTTATGGGTGTAATAATATACAAATTCTGAGTACACATGATGGTATAATAAAAAATACAACATTAATTGTAGTACCACATTCACTTGTAAAACAATGGGAAGATTATATAAAACAATATACAAAATATGAATATATTAAAATAAATAATAAGAAAAGTTATGATGCTTATGAAGCAACAAAAAACTATGATATTATATTGATAAGTTCAACGTTATACAATGAATTTATTTTTAATTTTAATAATAAAAATATACAATGGAACAGAGTTGTGTTTGATGAAGCAGATACTATCAATATACCATCGTGTAGTTATCCCAAAACAAATTTTACATGGTTTATTACATCAACTATACAAAATTTATTATTTGTAAATGGATATTATTATATTACATCAGAACAAGCAAGATTCCCAAGATATAAACGTATTTATCTAAATGGTGTAAAAAAAAATGGATATATTAAAGAAACATGTAAAAATATTACACCGGAATGTGATGTAATTTTACCATATATTATTATTAAAAATAAAAATGAATTTATTAAAAAAAGTTTTGATATTCATGAACCAAATGTAAATTATATACATTGTAAAAACCTTGCTATATTAAGTATATTAGATGGTGTTGTAAATAACGAAATTTTATCTAGATTAAATGCTGGTGATACAGATGGTGCACTTGAAATGCTTGATTGTAATATAAATACCAAAAAAAACATAATAGAACACGTAACAAGTGATATTCAAACAAAAATAAATAATCTAAATCAAGAATTAAACTTTCTAAATTCTTTAACATATTCAAGAAGTTATGATATAGAACAAAATAATAAAAAGAAAGAACAAGTTATTAAAGATATTGATAGACACAATGATAATTTAAATAACATAAAACTAAGAATTGATAAATTTGAAGATAATTTTTGTCCCATTTGTATAGATACTTTAGAAACTCCAATTTGTTGTTTATCATGTTGTAAAAATCTTTTTTGTATGAAATGTATTACTCTTGCATTACAAAGAAAGGAAGAATGTCCACTTTGTCGTTCTTATGTAACTAATGATTCAATTAATGTTATACATGAAAAGTCTGTTAAAAATATTAATAATAGGCCTTCAAAAACAGATGTTTTATTGAAAATAGTAAAAGAAGAAAAATCAAAGAAAATTTTAATTTTTTCTTCGTATGAAAATACATTTAATATTATTGAAACTATACTTAATAATAATAATATATCTTATTCAAAACTTTCAGGAAATTATAATCATATAAATTACAAACTTAATCTATATAAAAATGGTTCTTTAAATATATTACTTTTAAATAGTCAGAATTTTGGAACTGGTCTTAATTTAGAAAAGACAACTGATATTATCTTTTACCATAAAATGAACAAAGATTTGGAACAACAGGTTATTGGTAGGGCTCAACGTTTTGGACGCGAGAATGTGTTAAATATTCATATGTTATGTTATGACAATGAACTTCCGATTAGTTAAATATACACAATTCTTTTATTTTTTAAATATATGTCTTGTATTGGTATAGATGAATCGGGAAGAGGATCTTTATTTGGTCCTGTTTTTGTTGCTGGTGTTTCTTTTCAAAATGATAATATTGAACAATATGAATGGTATAATCTTCTTAACGATTCTAAAAAGTTATCTCCTAAAAAAAGAAAATATCTTGTTCCCTTAATTAAACAACATTCTACATTTCACATATCTTCTATTGATAATAATGTAATTGATGATATTAATATTCTCAATGCAACTTTTATAGGAATGAATGATTGCATTTCTAATCTAAAATCAGAACATTCAAAGGTTTTTATTGACGGTTCTTCTTTTACTCCTAATGATGATAATAATAATGTTGATTTTACTACAGTTATTAAAGGTGATTCAATTTTTAAATGTATTATGGCTGCTAGTATTCTTGCTAAAGAAGCCCATGATGACTATATTAATAACCTGGATTTTGATACCTATTATATTTATGATATTTTTAATAATATGGGTTACGGAACTAAAAGACATATTTTTGCTATTACAAATTTTGGTTTATCTTCTTTACATCGTGTTAGCTTTTGTTCTAAATTTACGCAGTAGCTAATGGTTCATTTTTTTTAATAAAATGTTTTGTCAAATAACTTTGGATTTTGAAATATTCAACTTTGCTTTTCTCTGGTACTTTAAATAAAGTAGCTAGTTTTTTATCAATAATAATTTCTTTGTTGTTTTCAGGATTTTTTAGTTCTTTTTCTCTAATATATTCAGATACCTTTTTAGCTACTTGTGTTCGTGCAATTAGATCGTCTTTTCCAAGCCCTAGAAAATTTTTTAGTTCGTCAGATACTGGTCCTGGGCGCGCAAATCCACTCGGTGGTGCATTGGGATTGCGATTTCTTTTTTGTTTCTTACCTTTTTCCGCACTTTTTAGATCTTTTTCGTGTTGTTTTTGTAGTTTCTTTACCATTGGTAGTGTCACCTTTACTAATTCTTGAATAGATAGTAGTTGTTCAATTACAACTGCGTAATTGATTTCTTTCACTTCTTCTTTGACTTCTTCTTTGACTTCTTCTTTGACTTCTTTTTTGACTTCTTTTTTGACTTCTTTTTTGACTTCTTTTTTTGTTTTTACCATTTGTAATTTAATATATATAACATTTCCTTAAGTATGTTTATATTATTTTATATTTTTAAATTATTTATAATAATTATGGATTGTGTTTTAGATGATGTTATTGAATTAATTAATAATGAATTTAATAAAAATGAGCAAACCAGTAATAAGATAAAAGATAAAATTCTCGACCCTGTAGTAAAATACTTAGGAAAACAATTATTACCATATGTTTTCATCAGTATTGCGTTTATTTCTATATTATTTGTCTTAATTATTTATCTTGTATTTTTAACAAGGAAAATTAAAAATATAAATTATAATAAATGAGTTCATCTTCAAATTCAAATTCTTCAAAATCTTCAAATTCAAATTCTTCAAAAAGTCAAAATTCTGTTGTAAATTATAATTCTTCTCCTAATTCTAAGTCTTCTAAGTCTTCTCCGTCTCCAAAGAAAACCCCTCCAAAGAAACAACCCAAAACTCAATCTAGATTTAAATCAGCTCTTATGAAAAAATTTGCGCAACCTTCAAAAGTACCATTATTAAATAATTTAAGAAATTTAGGATATTTAGAAGCTGAAAATTTCAATAAATTACCTGATAGACAAAAGAAAATACTCCAATTTATCGGCGCTGTTCCCGGAAATTCTATTGCCGCGTTGATTAATAAATTTAATAGATTGAAAGTTAAAAAAAATATAAGAGCTTATTCTGTTGATACTCTTCGAAAAATTGCTACAGCTAAAGGTTTACGCATTACCGAAACAGTTGGTACTAAGGGAAATTATAAATTGAAGAAATTAACAAAACCACAGTTAATTGATTTAATTATGAATCATCAACCAAATCTAAAACATAAAAAATAAATCTATTCTTTCCATCTATTATCACAATTTTTACATGTAATATATATAGTCATTGGTTCGTCCGCGCTTTTTGTTTGTAATGTTATAAATGTTGTATTCATAGATTTACACTTTCTGCATTTATATAATCCTTCACTTTCTTCTTCGTGAATTTCCATACAACCTCTTTTCATATCAACTTTTTTTTGTATTGGTTCCCATATATGAGGAGCCAATTTCCATACATGACAATTAACTACTTCATTTGGATTTTTATTTACCAATGTTTCATCCCTCTTAAAATTTTGATATATACTTCTATATTTTTGAAGATACATAGTTTTGAATTCTTTTTTGTTCCAAAAACATTTTATATTATTTTCTTGACACTTTGTTATTGTATAATTGCAAATTTCAATTTCAATTCGTTTTGCTTTTTTATCATTTTTAATTAATTCTTTTAGTTTGCCTTCTACAAATTTTCTTGGACTCGTCATTGTTCATTGTTTTATTATATTTTAATTCTTTAAGTGATAAATTTATTTTATTTAATATATTATGAAATTAGTGTTTAGGTATTTTGGTGGTTCAAAAATCTATAAAAGAAAATATATATTTATTTTTATAGTATTTTCATTATCATTATCATTATCATTATATATTATTAATCCATTTAAAAATACTAAAATTCAATTTTGTGATGGTTCTGAAAGTGATTTGAAATTTATACCTGATAATATGGCTAATCAATATGTTGTACGTAATACTCCTTTAGGAAAAACGTGTACGGTATCTACATGTAAAACAAATTTTAAATTACTAAAGAAAACCGATCATAATGTATGCGAACCTATTATTTGTAAAAATTGGTCTAATTGGTCTTCATGTAATAATGGTAAAGCTACTAGAACTTGTAATGACTATCATACTGATATGACTGAAACAGAAAATTGCAGAGATTGTGTATATTCCGATTGGTATGAAAACGGTTCTTGTAAAAAAATTAAAGATGCTTTATTTCAAGTTTTTAATCGTAAAATACTTAAGGAACCTCTTTTAAATGGTAAAAAATGTAGTACTAATAATTCTTTTTATACTAAATTAGAAAAATGTAATATAGAAAAAGAAGTTCCTTGTAATTATAAATGGGTACCCATTGGTAAATGTTTTAAAATAAATGATGAATGGTGGCAAAGATATAAAGCTGTTGTTACTTCTAAATCTTGTGATAAAAATAATGTTCCAACTTATGAAAAACTTTCAAAATGTAAAATAGAAGATATACCCCCTACTTGTATATATGATGAGTCTAAAAGTAATTGGAGTAAAGAATGTGTTGAAGTACAAGGAAAGTGGAAAAAATATATAGACCTTCTTCCTGAAAATGAATTAAATGGACAAACAGGTGAAAAATGTAAAATCAAAAGAATATATAAAGAACATAGTGATTGTAATCCAAAAGACTGTGAATATTTAAAGACATATATGACATATCCTTGTAGTAATAGAAGGAACTTTGATGGCTCTTTTGGATTCTATAAATATGAATTTGAAAATACAATTGAAGCTAAATATGGTGGAAATAGATGTACATCAACTGGTAAGTTTATACCATGTGTTCCAACACCTGAAGACCATAATAGACCATATTCAAATTATAAACCTTATATAAATAGTTGTAATGTTGAATTTATGAAAAATACAAATCACACAAATACATTACGTGAAAATAAATGCGATAACTTATGTAATAAAAATTCAGATTGTACTGGATATCAATTTAATGAAAATGATAATTCTTGTAATTTAATTGTTGGTGAATTTCCAAAAAGTACTAAAACATCTACTGATGGTGGGTTTACATGTTATGTTAAACAATGAATTTATTTTTTTCTTGTTGTTCGTGTTTTTCTTATTCTTAATTTTTCGTTTAATTCCATTTTATTTATATATTTTTTTTGATTTTCTATTTTTCCTTCTAAATATTTAATTTCTTTTTTTAACTTTTCAATTTCTATTTTTAATAATACATTATTTGATTGATTCATCATAAATTTTTCTAAATTTTTTTTCGATACGAAATCCATCTTTTGTAAGTTAATATCATATTTTTTTATATATTAAAAAATAAAAATTTTTATTTAGTAAAATTTATTTATATGTTCTTTAGTCCAATTTTTTGTTGGTTCTCGTGTATCTTCAAATAATCTCTTTTTGATACTTGTGTCTTTTTCTATTTGTTTCTTACTCAATTTTTCATATTTATGCGCATTTTTCTGGTTATTTACAATTTCTTCATTTTCTTCATACATTTCTTTTGTTGGTGTAACCTCTTGAATATCATCACATTTACTATTAGTTTCTTCTTCGTTTTCTGTGTTGGTTTTACTATTAGTTTCTTCTTCGTTTTCTGTGTTGGTTTTACTATTAGTTTCTTCTTCGTTTTCTGTGTTGGTTTTACTATTAGTTTCTTCTTC